CAGCGTCATCCGGAGAAGAAGAATATCCGTAAGGTTCCGGATGGAATCGTCGCCTACGATGCAGCTGCCAACGAGGATCCCAAGGAGGAGGGGTTCGGGTTCAATAAGATTCACGAGTATCTGGAGATGGTTGGTCCCGATGTTGTGATGATCTACAATGATCCGATGATCATTGCTCGGTTCATCCAGGCGATGAAGTATACGAAGGGCGAGACACCCTACAAGCTGTGGCTCTATGTTGATCAGGTGTATACCGGAATTGCCCAGCCGCTGATGGATGAGCTGAACAAGGCGGCGGATAAGGTCTACTGCTTTACAGACTCGTGGGCGAAGGTGTATACTGAGTATGGCGCCGACACCCCCCTCCCGAAGGTGATTGAGCATGCGGTGGATTCAACTGTGTTTTCAAACCTTCCGCTCGCACAACGCGCGGCTCTGCGGAAGAATGTGGGACTGCCCACGGAGGCGATTGTCTTCCTGAATGCGAACCGAAACAGTCAGCGTAAGCGTCAGGATCTCACGATCATGGGATTTGTGGAGCTTCTGCGTCGTCACCCAGACAAGCCACTGTGGCTTCTCATGGTGACCGCGATTGATCCCCAGAAGGGTGCTCATTACGATGTTCAGCGTATCTTTGGTGATCAGCTCCAGCGTGCTGGGCTCGATCCGAATCTCTACGGCAAGCGTATGGCACTCATTGACACGGCTCCTCCGAACATGCTCAGTGACGACGCAGTCAATCAGATCTACAATATGTGCGATATTGGCATCAATACATCAGACGGTGAGGGGTTTGGGCTGTGTCAGCTCGAGCACCTCTACACAGGTGCCCCACAGATCGTCACAGATGTTGGTTCCTATCGGTCGTTCCTCCCCACAACGGTTGCTACCTATGTTCGCCCTGGTCCGCTGATCTACCAGGCTGGTGGAATGCCACTTGGACTGAGCGCACCTACGTTCAACCCCGATGATGTCGCAGCTGCAATGGAGACAACCATCGAGAAGTATATCACGATGCGTGCAGCAATCGGTGGAATCAAGTTCAAGACCTGGACCGACGTGTGCGCGTCCTGGCTCGACGACTTGCGTGCCGCTTCTTAACGCGACGGGACTTACGACGACCACCTGTGAGGACGCTGACGCTGGAGCCGCCGCCAGTGGGCGCGGGCACCGGCATCGGCGGCGTCGGCGGCTTGCGGCGGAAGAGGCTCCAGCTCCAGCGCGACGGGGCCTGTTTGATGATTCTGCCGTCTTTCAGGAACTTCTCGTAGTCCATGATTACGAACGCCTTAACCGTCTCACCAACTTTACCCCCTTCTACTTCTGCATCGAACATACCATCCCATACCTCCGGATCCTCTTCCCTTGTTTCTAAGTTGAAATTTCGATTAAACCAAATCGTGGCATGCTTCAAGTGCGCGAAGCGTCGCACGAGCACTTCGCCCCTCCTTTTTCCGTCCGCGGTTACGAACGTCGCAACGAAGTAGAGTGGGCGCGCGGACATTTAATACTAAGCAAGCCAATATTTAATCTGCGTCTCGGAGATCTTGGTGCCGATGCGCAGTAACCGCTGGTTGTCCTCGAAGGCTTGTCCGTCGAAGATCTCCTTTGAATCGGGATCCATGAAATACACGATGTCCTTGATCTTCAGTTTCTGTAACCGCCGCTTTTTGCGAACCATGTTACGCAGGTAGGTTTCGTCCAGATCGTCGGACTTGATAGACGGCTTGAACGCGAGATCCTCACCCGTCGCTGTGGTGTCAAAGCGCATGCATGAAATCTGTGGTCTCTCTCGAGAATGAAGTTTACGATGCACTTCGCAATCGACTGCAGACTGTTTGAGCAACACACTAATGCGCTGATTAACCTTGTCCTTTTCATACACCTTCTCATACAGGTATTCATCTGTGGACATGAACGTTTCCACAGGCGGATCACCTTCATACCGTTTCAGTTCCACATCCGACTTACGGACGGCTACGATGTTCGGACCTTCTGCACTCTTTGATTGTGCAGGTGAAATCACGGACAAATAAAAACTAATGCGAACCGTGCGTTCGGGCAGGGGGAGTGACGCATGGGAGCAGATACGAATTGCACGTCCAATAACCTGGTCATGCCGAGCAGGTGTCCAGTGTGGTTCCATGATGTGGACGTGACGCACATTCGCCAATGTAATACCTTCTGCGCCACTCGATGTAGCCATCAGTAGACAGAGCAGTTTCTTTCCGCGCCTTTCAATGCTCGTCTTCAAGCTAGGGGGGAAGCTGTTCTCAAAACGGTCATTCAGAATCTGGCGCATCAACTCACGCTGTTCCTCCTTCTCTTCACCGGAGAAGAAGGCATACGCAGGCTTATCTTCCATCTCATCTTCCTGCCACTGTCCGTTCTTATTCGTGATCCTGTATTGCTGCCATCCGTTCGCGTCGAGAATAGCAGCAAACACACCCAGTCCTTCAAGCTGACGATACTGCGAATAAATGAACTGATTGGGCCAGATGTCTCCACCGGATTGACGCGTCGCTTCCAGATTATTCAGTAGTCGAAGAAGTTTTGGGCTGTATTGCTCCAATGCCTTTGCGGAGAGATACTTGGCGGGATTTGCCTTCAGGGCTGCTAAAATCTCCGGCTTATCGGGAACATCTGTTTCCTTCACGACGTCATTGAACTCCTTGTCGACCTTTTTCGTTATAGCTTTCAACTCAGACGGCACTGCGAAGTTACAGGCTAACCTGGAGATCACGCGATACGATCCGCCGTCATCGTTCATACTCAGCGCTTTCTTGGCATCTGCTTTGATCTCTGCGAAACGCACATCGAGATACTGAACAAACTGCTCTGGGCTCATGACCACCTTTTCGAGCATCTTGTCATCGTCCACTCGTTTGGGAATTAGGCGTTCGTCTGCGCCCTTGAAATAGGAGACTAGACCCTGAATGCGCTTTGCGAACAATAGGGGGTTCTTGATGTTGAGACCGTCGAGGAACATATTCGCAAACTCTTCGAATTTAGTGGGCAGACATTCCAGGTTCTCAGAGGTCACACGATCAACAGCTATTTCCGCACCAATGTCAGCCGTCATTTTTGTTGCCCACGTGGTAACCCAATCCATCGCGAGAGGCACAAACGGAACATCCTTCTTGTATTGAACAGCGATGCGGTCACCGGCTTCATTGTAGACGGATCGGAAATGGGGAGGATTGCGAGTTACCATAACATACTTCTTGACTGCGTTGAACTCAATTGTATCCACATCCGGCAGGGCTTTGAATGCAGTCTTCATTTTCTCCTCGTCCCACACTGTTGCCTTGTTGAAGGGGATCGTAATGCGCTCAATGGGTCCACGCAGGAGGTTCATCAAGTATGCGATCTCATTCGGGCGATTGATAACAGGGGTTCCGGACAGTCCAACAATCTTGCAGTCTATGGCTGTATACACTGCATCATACAGACGACGAGCAATGTCACTTGAGTTGACGATTCGCGAAATCAAGTTGTGCACCTCATCGATGATGACTACGCAGCCATTGAATGGGTTCTCTTCAGCAGGCACAAACTTGTCGATGTTTTTCGAGTTCAGACCGTTGTAATTAATAAAATTGAATCGCTGCCCAATGATATCCTCAATCTGCGCCTTGATGATATCCTGTGCAGTTTTGGGTAGATCTTTATAGTTCGGGTTTTCCCCCGCAACCGTCACAAAGAACTTGCCGTTGCGATCCAGGAATCCATCGGAGATGCTCAACGCCTTGGCTTCAGCTCGAGACTGTTCATTAATCACCTTCTCACGCCAGTGTTGCTCAAAGGCATAAATCGGATCGCCGCACTTGCGCAGCTCCGACCGATAGTTCTGCTGAAGGGATGCGGGAGTCAGAACCCACACCTTCTTATGAGACATCAGCGACTCAGCCACTGCGATTGACGTGCAGGTCTTACCTGATCCAAGACCGTGGTATAACAAAATACCCCGATACGGTGTCTCGATCATCAGGTAGTCACGAATCAGTTTCTGGTATGGGAATAGTTCACGCGCATTCGACTGCTTCGTGCACAGATCTACATCCTTATCCTCGGCATCGAGGGGATCACGGTCTTCTTTGCGGTATTTCAGAAAGATACGCGTGATGTAATCCGCGAACGCTTTCCGGTTCGGGAGAACGAAGGACATTGTTTTTACCTGGCATTTGATAATGGAGCCGCTGACACGGAAAAATCATCGTATCTGGATGGTGTCTATCTATCTGTTTCTGATGGCGGCTTTCCTCTATCTGAAGCCGTCCGTCGCCTTTGGACGTGAGGGGCGGATTCGTCCGTTCGGAGTGGAAGATCGCGAGTCAACTGTATTCCCGGTGTGGTGGTGGGTGTTTACATTGAGTGTGCTCGCATACTGCGTAACCGTATACCTCGCACGGTTTAGGTTTGCGTAGTTACGGAGTGCTCTCATATGTCTTCACGACATTCTCCAAGATATCGACCATCGCGACGCGCTCTACGTGATGAGGGCGAATGTATGCACGGCACTCCTCGAACGTCTTCCACCCAATCGCTGAAATTTCACGGCGCTGCATGTAGGTCATCTTCTGATTTACATTCACAAGCTCAGGGGAAGTTAGAAGAGCGACGAAGTATGCGTGACGATACCGAATCCCGTTCAGACCCGTGAACGTTTCCTCGAGTCGAATGTCTTTTAGAAGCGTATAGGATTCCCGGGGAATATTGGTTTCCTCGTTGAACTCGCGAATTGCACACTCTATATCTGTTTCTGTGCGCACACGACGACCCTTAGGAAATCCCCACTCGGGTTCCTTGAACGGTGACATATAGACCTTCATCATTCCCTCGCGATCGACCTGTGCGAACTTCTCCTTAGAGCTCAGGTATTCAGGAGACAAATGATCATCACCCCATAGCTGTCGCCAGATGGAGTCAAATGGCTCGCATACGATGAGTGTCTGCTCTTGGAGTGTCATGTTTGCGAAGAGCCTGCCGACGTATTCAATATCGGTCGGTTCATACTTACCACGCATGAACTCTGCAAAGCTCATGCTGTCCTTGCGACGAATCATCAGAACCTGAGCGGTTGTAAGATCAACGGGGAGTGAAGGGCGATTAATGAGTGCAATTCCACATGACAACACAGGCTCAGTGCAGAACTTGAACATGTGTCCTCGCTCTCCGCAGTTGTTACAAAACATTGGTCCTTGACTTCTTGGAGGAAAAGGGGTTCGTTTTTCCATTGATACTTGAATACCTTTCCCTTGTAAAGCATAAATATGGGTGGCAGCTCATCGAGGTATTATGACCCATACGACAGCTACTATTCGTCGGGGTCTTCGTCCTTCTCATTCACGGGGGTTCTGGGTGCGTTAGCATTGATTGTAGTTGTCTTTGCGATTGTAATCTATTTCAGCAAGACTGTGGGACCGACTGCGAAGACTGCGACTGCGAATGATCTTGCGCCAACCGAAGTGGACGGAAAGTCTGGAACCACAACACCATCGGGTGTGTCTGGAACCAATACCAGTCTTCAGTTTTGGATGTATATCAAGGACTGGGACTACCACTTCGGACAACAGAAGAACGTAATCACAATTTCAGATCCCGCAAACCCCACAACGGTCTCACCGGGTGTGAGTCTCCACCCAACGGATAACTCGCTGGATATCAAGGTATCCGTGTATTCGAACGGATCGAATACGGAGACATCGAATACCGGAAGCGGGGAAATGCAGACCGTCACGGTTGAAAACGTGCCACTCCAGTCGTGGTTCGCTGTCTCCATCACAATCTTCCAGCGGAACCTCGATGTCTATATCAACGGACGACTCGTCAAGTCTGCTGTCCTTGCGGGTATCCCGAAGCCGGCAACTGGAAACATCACCATCGGAGGTGGCGGCGGCTTCTCTGGATCTGTGTGCACTGTCCACGCTACGTCAACGCAGATTGGACCGAGCGAGGCAGCCGCATTCTACACAGCCGGAACAGTCTGTGGAGGCAGCGGCTCGTCGTCGGCGACGTCTCAGTTGAACAATCTATCTCTGTTCGGCTATACCTTCGTGTTTGGAGTCAAGGACAGCACTGGAAAGGAGGTCACTGGACTTTCGAGCTCGGATATCTCTGGTTATTTCGGTTCTTCCAAGTAATAATGCGCATTCTTCTCAAATGCCCAAGCCGATCAAGACCCCAGCAGCTACTGGCGACATTGAATGCATATGCATCAATGGCTGGGCGTTTAGATCTGATGGGAATCGCAGTTTCCTGTGATGTTGATGATGCGTCAATGACATCGCAGGCTGTTCAACAACAGTTATTCCAAGTCATGAGTCGTTTTGCTTGGAATGGGCTGTATTACGGCGGCAGCGCCACAAAGATAGAAGCATGTAACGCGGATATCGAAAAGGTTACCTATCCATGGGACATTATAGTTCTTGTATCGGATGATATGATTCCGGAGGTTCGTGGATACGACAATCATATTCGCGCCGCGGCTCGCCCAGACCTTGATTGTATCATTTGGTTCAACGATGGGTTTCAAGAATACCGTCTCAATACCTTATCCATCTACGGACGGGTGATGTATGAACGTCTTGGTGGAATGTATGATCCGAACTACAAGAGTTTCTTCTGTGACACTGAACTGACAGATCTGTGTAAGACCAAGTATCTCGATAAGACAATTTACAGTCCGAAATGTATTATCCGCCACAGACATCCGCTTCTTGGGCATGCGGTTCCGTTCGATTCTCTGTATATGCGTAATCACAAGTATCTAGAACAGGATCTGCGAACCTATGTTTCGCGTAAGGAGTATGAGTATGACCTGTCGATTCTCATCCCTACATTGATTGAACGTCGGACACAATGTGAGCAATTAAAGGCGTCTCTTCGTGAAAAGTTTGCCCGCATTTGCCCGGGTCTCCGGCTTGAGATCGCAGAAGCCCTGGATAATCGAGAAATGAGTGTCGGGATGAAGCGCCGTAACCTCCTCGAACAGGCTAAGGGGAAGTATACAGCCTTCATTGATGATGATGATTCGGTAACAGACGCCTATTTTGAGGACTTCCTGACATGCTTCAATGACAAACACGATGTCATGCGCATTCGTGGACAGATGTCAAATCACACCTTCACTCACAGCATTGAGAACACACTCAGCGGAAAAATGTATGTGAACGATGTCTTTGTGCGCCCACCGAATCATCTGAATCCGATGCTAGCCAACATTGCGAAGCTGATCACATTTGAAGATGCAACACGTGGGGAAGATCTGAAGTGGACCATTGATTTGGCTAAGACGGGGTTCTTGAAAACGGAGACCCGCTCCGATCCGAGCCGAATTCACTACGACTACAACATCCGGGGGCGGAGTGTGGATGATAGGGCAATCGATTATCAAAAGAAGCACACATATGAGGAGTGGGTCAAGATCCTACTGATGCCGGCGAAGAAACCTGAACCACCACAGACAATGCAGAGGGGGCTGCGTCTGACTGCAAGGGGGTTTGTTTCTAAGTAAAGGACAATGGAAGCTGTTGCTCTTGGAGGCGCTGGACTTCTTCTTCTTGGAGGCATTGCGTGGTATTTTTCAAAGTCGACAGACCCAACGGCTGTTGTCATCCTTACTTCGACGCAAAGCGGTAAGATCCCCTTTAATTCGTCTGCAAGTCTCCCGAGGTCATTTAACCAAGCCGAGGGGGCAACCTTTTCATACGAAGGATGGTTTGATGTGAATGATTTCACATATGGGTTCGGAACTAAGCGTGTGATCTTTAACCATGGAGACTGCCCGGGAATGTATCTTGATACAACGTCGAACTCGGTCTTGGTTACCATAGCAACCTATGGAGCAACTGAATCCATCCTGATTGAAAACATTCCTGCACAGAAGTGGATTCACTTTGCGATCGTAGTGACACAATACACCGTAGACATCTACATCAATGGCATCCTCAGACAGCACCACACGCTGACACAGCTGCCTAAACAGACGGACATCGCAACTGTGGTTGGATCCTCGACGAATGGGTTTGATGGCGAGGTTGGAGGTCTGACATACTACTCTCGATCCCTGAGTCAATTAGAAGTCTCTGCTCATGCAATGGCATCCCCTCCTCCCTCACTTGTTAGGGAACCTGCGTCTGGACAATACTTCGACACCACATGGTATACGGGGCGATATAATATAGGTTGATAGTAAATGAGCTCTGGCGGACAGAACGGGACAACCTTATCAGGTCTTCAAGGTATGCGCATGCGCGATGCGTCAGATGTAGTGACTCAAACGCGTCTGAAGGTGCAGTTTACCACAAACAACAGTTCAAACTCCGGATATACTGGCAGTAATGCCTATCGCTCGAAAGGCATGACCAACAGCTATAACTTTCTCTTTCAGGTTCAGCAGGGGCTACGCGAGTTTAACGGTGGTTGTAACTCGCAGATCTCGGTTCCTCAGAACATTAACTTGGGCAACGGTATTAACTGGTCACCTGGCACTTTTACGACATCCTCTGGAACAACAGTGACAGTCAACAGGACCATCCCGACTGTTCCTTAATCTTCCAGTGTAAGACGAGCTTTCTGTGTCTTTTTAAGGACATCACGCACCTTCTTCCGCTCTGTCTTCGACGCTGTTGGGTTATAGGTGAAGAAATACTGTATAAAATCAGGAGATGACTTATTGTTCGAAATCTTCTTGAAGAGATCCGTGCGATTGCGACGCAGATCAACTAACTCGTTCTGTTTACCCAGGCATGGCTTTGGGGTCAAGAGAGCGAACCTGCGTTCCGGCTTATGGTTAGCTAACTCAATCAGTCGCTGAGCCACGCATTCCAGGCGGGTGATATCATCCTTCGATTCTCCCAGGTAGATAAGCGCCAAAAAGAACGTCAGTATCGTCGGAATGCTTCCGATCTTGATTCCGTCAGCCGTCACATGGTAGCTATGACACGCCTGGGTCTCGTAGAACTGGTAGAGAACCTCGCCATTCTCGTCGAGAACATCCGTTCGTGGCGGGAGAAGTTCAGATGCCTCATGTTCAATCGTCTTCTTTCCCTTTGTATGTTTTTCGATTTCACTCTTCTCGGCGAGGAGAGTTACCGGTGTATACCAATATGCCTTCTTCTCATGACGAGACACAGCCGAGAATCCAAGGAGAATAATGGGGCTGTTCTTCAGCATCTTGATTGTCTCCTTCTTCCGCATGGGAGACAGTTCATCGGGGCGCTTTGCACGTCCACTGCACACAATCGGAAATTCCTTATTCAAGAGCATCAGACGAGTATATACCTTTTCCCATCGGGAGATGTCACCTTCGGGGCGAGACAGCTCCAAATACATTGCCATCCGCAGAAAATTTGGGTTGACATAATGGATACCGTGACGAGTCATTTTGTCCTTCCACAAATTCTCGAATATCTTAGGATTGATGAATGTCAAGTCGGCCACGGCGTGATACTCTGCGAACAGCTTATAGGTTCCCAAGTGAACACCGGGCTTTAACTCAATACTCCCCAGACCAGCTGTGTGAAGTTTGTTTGCTAACCGAACACCGTGTTCCTGGGGGGTTTCTGTGAAGAAATCATAGTCGGGTGCTTCGTCGGCTCCATAAAAACGATCCTCTTCCGGAAGAAGGTTGTTGATCGCCGTGCCCCCGTAACACAAAGTCCGGCTTGTTCTGAGGAACTCTTCGACTGTTTTAGCCCCAATCGTAACGGCTGGCATCTTGGCATCGCGGGCGGCTAGCATCTCCCCCTGCTCTTCAGCGATGCGCTTGATGGTTTCCAACTCACTCATTACTATTCAGAGTCAAAAAACGGATGCTTTTTTGTTTTTTTCCTTGTGAGGCAGCAAGATGCCCCCTCGGTATAATCTTCGTAAGCGCAAGAATGCAACGACGTGGGTTAAGGATGAGACCCTGAAGTCCGATACAGAATCCGAGTCTTCGTCCGATGAGGACTTCATCCTCAATGAGTCCGAAGAAGAGGAGGAAGACGAGGAGGAAGAGGAGGACGATGCGCCTGTCATCACTCTTCCCAAGGGGTCGAAGGTTTCTGTCAAGCTTCACATCCATACCACTGTTGGAACCAATAGCCAGATCCATATTGGTGAGGAGTCTGAGTCCGAGGAGGAATCCGACGATGAATCCGAAGATGAATTTCTCAATCACCTCAAGCGCAAGTATTCGGGTAAGAAGGAGACGGAAGAGCCTGCAATTGATCTCAATGATGACGAGGAGGAATACTTCTCAGAGCTTCCGAAGTCGAAGCGTCGCAAGATCAGCGACCAGATGAAGCGAATCTCTGGGCTGGTTGCAGATGGAGACATCCCATTCAAGTTCCGTGTATTGGACATGGCAATCCCAGATGCTCTCAAGGCTTCGGTGATCAAGAAGGTCGATATTCTCAACGAGATGGACGGTTCGGAGGGTTACAAGCTTCGCACCTGGGTGGAGTCCTTCATCCGCATCCCCTTTGGAAAGATGGTTCCGCTCCCCGTGAAGTTGACAGATGGACCGGAGCCCTGTGCCAAGTTTCTCGCAGACACTCGCGATACATTGGACAAGGCTGTTTACGGAATGCCGTCTGCCAAAACCCAGATCATGCAGACTCTTGCCCAGTGGATCTCTAATCCTGGATCAGTCGGTAACGTTATCGCGCTGAAGGGTCCGATGGGTGTTGGTAAGACATCGTTCGCCAAGCACGGTGTAGCTGAGGTGCTCAAGCGTCCGTTCGAGTTCTTCTCGCTCGGTGGTGCCTCGGATTCTGCGAACTTCGTAGGGCACTCCTTCACCTACGAGGGATCCATGTGGGGTCGTATCGCAGATTCTCTGATGAACGCCCGCTGCATGAACCCAGTGTTATACTTCGATGAGCTTGACAAGGTATCAACGACTGCACACGGTGACGAGATTGTCTCCATGCTCATTCACCTCACGGACAGGTCGCAGAATAGCCAGTTCCACGACCGGTATTTCGCGGGCGTGGACTTCGATCTCAGCCAGTGTCTGTTTGTCTTCTCGTTCAACGACGAGACGAAGGTTCATCCAATCTTAAAAGATCGCATGCAGGTCATCACGTGTGCTGGATACAACGCAGAGGACAAGCGAAACATTCTCACCAAGTATGTGTGGCCCCAGATCCTGGACCGCATTCAGCTGACTGGTCAGTTGACCGTGACAGATGAGGCTGTGAAGTATCTGATCGAAGAGTTCAGTAAGACTGAGGAGGGGGTGCGTAACCTGATTCGTTCAGTGGAGTCTCTGGTCACACGCATCAACCTGCTTCGTATCGCAGACGAGAAGACCGCGAAGGAGTATGTCTTCTACAAGAAGATCACCCTGCCGTGCGTGATCGATGTGGACACGGCTCGCCACATCCTCCAAGACACACAGGGGCCTGGCAACGAGACGTGGCGGGGGTTCTACACTTGAATCCACTCCAAGCTCGACACTGGAATCTCCATGATGCGAGGATTGTCATCCATAGTTGAAAAGATACACGTAAAGGTTGTGAACGCCGGATCCGGCATACATCCGATACAGTATTCGATCGTTTTTCCTTTGAACACAAAGGGACGACTGATATACTTCGGCACATAGTGTTCTCCCATCCGGACGAAGAGGTGGAAATACTTGCGCGGCTGCGTATACTCTACAGTGTGAATCAGTGCCCATGTCTCACCTGGATACTGAGTCGGTCGGAATGCAACAGCAGATCCCCGGAAATGCTTGAAGTAATACGGGGTAGCATGATAGGTATGAAATCCGATACTGTTTCCGTTGATCGTTCCCACTTGAAGAGGGTTCCATGCATAGATGATGTCGTCAGTCCCGTTGACAGCGATCCAATTCTTCTCACACTCCTGATCACCAGGTGACTTCAATATCTTGGGGTTTGAATAGATACCATGAATCGGGTCATATTCGGACTGGAAGATGCGGATCCTGTCGGTATATTCGAAGCTTGTTGCTGTGCAGCAGAGCTTTCCATCTGCATTGGTGTAGACGCGCACGTCCTCTAGCCCAACAATGTGAGCAGATTCCTTGCGGTTCAATGTCACAGAATCATCGCGCATCTGTGTGGTCTCACCCGTTGCTGGGTTATAGAATGCGTTCTGTGTGCGCACCACGCCATGTTCTGACACAGTCTGCATGTTCTTCATTAGGTAGGTGCCAGTCTGGGGGTTGATGGTATAATTCACGAACCGAACGTTATGCATCACCTTTCCATTTAGCATGAACATCGACACAGAGGTTGGGTGATAATCCTCACCGAAGACGTCACGATTGACTGGGTGAGCCTTGGCGTGGTAGGGCAGGGGCTCAATGTAGAATGGGAGATTGTTGTATACACTGTCCTGATAAGGTCGGTTCTTCAGAAGGTATGTAACAGAGGCGCCCAGCCCCTTATGGAACTGATCAATGTAATACATCAGAATCGTCGCCTCATATTCGAATAGTCCAGTATACACGTCTGTCTCCACGAAGAGCGAATCGGACGACAGCGGAATGGACAGACCGATTTTCACGTAGTGATATGCCTTGTAGTGCTGCGAACTTTCACGGAAATACTTAGCCAGCTGGTAAATGGACTCAGAACGCGATGGTCGGCGCGCATGGGCTCGAAG